AACAGGTTGACGGTTTGATGTCGTTTTGCGAAGACCTGCATCATGTTCACCTTTTGGTCTTTAGCCTCAAGGAGCACACGGGTGCGTGCCTTCGCGTCGACGTCATCTTCCGAGAGCGGATCCACATTGGTAACTCCAGTAGTCATCTCGCCAGGCCCGTCGACTCGGTCGGCGTAGTCGGTAATAATATCACCGGCCACGTTCTTCCGAGTTACACGGACAGACGAGGAACCACCAGTAGCTACGAACGTTTTCTGGTAAGTAAACGGGTTCATTGGGACTTCGTCCTTTTTGAGAGCCCGCCATCCAGGCGTTCGGACCCATTCTTTGCTGATCGCTCGGTATGCTACGGTCTTCAGGGAATAATAGCTAGAGGTATTCTCAGGGACTAAAAAGTCCTCATGAGTGTACACAATCGCTACCTGGTTTCCGTAGTTTGTTGAGCTACTCGGCATTAGGGCCTCCTTTGGGAGGAGCAGACTTTGGGTCCACTCGCTTGCAAGCCAAGGAATCGGCTTGGTTATGAACCGTGTCAGCGGACGGATTTAAGTGAAACTTGATCCGCTCGCCGATTTGGTTCGACAGGTCTAAATCGATCTCAGATAAAATGAGCGTTGTCAAACATGCGAAAAAGCCTATTCGATACCTTGAACAGGCAGCACGAAACGACTCCGCTCTTGTAGATCGACGATTGACTGATCCGTAGTTATTCTTCACGGATCCTCCTCACGGAGTGTCACTTTAATGCAATAAAGCACTAAAGCCAGGAAACGGAAAACCGCTCCTGTAGTCGAAGTATGCTCGACCGTTAGGTAGCCTTGAAAACTACCTAACTTCCTGAGATACAAGTGCCATCTGTATTTACCTTCCCATTGAAGAAAAACTTCAAAGGTATGGTTTGCAGAGAAACGACACTTATATGCCAGGCCCTTCGTCATCACGGAGTCAGGGGGAATGTTGTGAAACATCTAGCCTCCTGTTCGTTAACGATGAAGGATAAAACTCAGGTCACTCGGGGCAG